GAATACCCAGACAATGAGGTAGTGCAAAGAGGATTGAAGTTATACGACAGAAGAAAGAATACTTCTATCTTTGAAGAAGATCTAACAGCAGATGTAACTTACATTCTTGATTGGACTGACCTACCTGAACATGCCCGTCAATTCATAATGACAAAGGCAGGTCGCACACTACAAGAACAGATACTAGGTAGTGCAGATCTAAGCAAGATAAACATTACAGCAGAAGCAGAAGCTAAAGCTTTGTTTATGGAAGAAGAGAATAATGCAGGAGATCACAATATGATTAGAGGTAATCCTAATCACACAGGAGTATTTAAAACTTATCAACCAAGTCGTACTGTTCTTAGGTAGATGCCTTTAGTTAGTTCTGCTATTCCCAACCTCATCAATGGGGTTAGTCAACAGCCACCTGCATTAAGACTGGCATCACAGGCAGAAGCTGTAATCAATTGCTTGCCTAGTCCAGTTGAAGGACTAAAGAAACGTCCATCAATGCAGCACGAAGCTCTGTTGTTTACTGGTACAGCATTGAACTCAGGTGGAACCAATCGACCTTTCATTCACATGGTTGATAGGGATGGATCAGTTCAATATATGATTATTATTTACGAGACAAGTAGTGGGCCAGCTATCAAGGTATGTGACTTAGATGGAACAACATACACACCAAGCACACCAGACGGTGTTACCTATTTAGATGTAACAGGTTCACCTTCAGAACAAATCAGAGTTGCAAGTATTGCTGACTTTACATTCATTGTTAACAGAGAAAAGAAAGTAATAATGGACACTGCTTTGTCTCCTATATGGGGAACAAAGTCAATGGTATTTATAAAGGCAGCTAACTATGACACTGAGTACAGCGTTAACTTAAACGGCACAACAAAAGTATTTAAGACAATGCCAGCAGGAGGTAGGGAAACACCTGCATCCTTTACCACTAGCAGCACAACAGTCACAGTCACAGCTAATGGTCATGGCTTATCAACAGGAGATGAAGTCAAGATGTCATTCCCTGCTGGTAATGCAGCAGTAGCTGGTAAGTACACGATCACAGTTAACAGTGCTAACCAATTCCAATACACAGTCGCACTGTCTAGTTCTGCTTCTGGCAATTGCACTGTCGTTTACAACCCAACACTATCTAACGTCACAATTGCTGATGAGTTAGCCACCCTGCTTAATACAATCTCAGGGTTTACTGTTACTAATGACGACTACATCATTCGTATTACTAAAGATGATGGAGGTGCTTACACCTTAAGCAGTAAAGACAATAGAACTGGAGAAGATACCAAGGCTATTAAAGAAGTTGTTGATGATATGAGTGACCTGCCAACCATTGCAGAGCATGGCTTTATTGTCAGAGTGCAAGGAAGTAAGGCAACACAACTAGATGATTACTTCGTCAAGTTCAACACAGTAGCAGGTAGTGGTTTCGGAGATGGAACGTGGAAAGAAACAGTTGCACCTGGTATTGAATACAAGTTCAATGCAACAACAATGCCTCATGTCTTAGTTAGAAATGTGGCATCAAATGGAACTGTAACTTTTGAATTTAAGAAACATACATGGGGTGAACGATTAGCTGGTGATGCAACAACAGCACCTGAGCCTTCCTTTGTCGATAGCTACATACAAAACATCAACCTCTTTAGAAACAGACTGGTGTTACTAGCAGATGAGAATGTCATTCTTAGTGCTGCTGCTGCCTTTGAAAGGTTCTGGCCTGAGACTGTGCAAACTGTTGTAGATAGCGACCCAGTAGATCTAAGCACTGGTGGTACTTCTATTAACTTCCTTGTCTCAGCAGTCGCATTTGCTAACACTCTTCTCTTATTCAGTAGGCATGGACAGTTTAGGTTAGATGCAGGTATCAATGTCGGTTCTTCTTTAACACCAAAGACTGCATCAATCACAGCAATGACAACCTTTGACATGGCTGACACTGTTGACCCTGTTGCTGTTGGTCGTAACCTTTACTTCCCTATACCAAAGGGAGATAGCTTCTCAGGTGTAAGAGAGTTCTTCTTACCTGACTCCAGTGGTTCAGTTCCTTTATCAGAAGATATAACTGCAAGTATTCCTCGTTACTTACCAAGTAATATCTGTAGCTTTATTGCTTCAGTGTCAGAAGAAGCGTTAGTTTTAATTAGTAAAGATCAACCAAAGAGAATATATCTTTACAAGTTCTTCTATGAAGACGACACCAAACTTCAATCAGCTTGGTCTTACTGGGAAGTAAATGTAAATGATAATGCTAAGAGAATACTAGGAGCAGGTATGGTTGATAGTGATCTATATGCAGTTGTTGAATATAGCGATGGTGTTTACTTAGAGCATATAGTTATAAGACCTGAGAATGTAGACGCAGGTACAGAGATAGAAATCTTACTGGATAGGAAAACAACAGAGTCAGAGACAGGTGTTTCAACAGCACTTGTAAACCCTGGTGCGTTAGGAGTTCAAACAACTATTACTCTTCCTTACCCAATAGCAGCAGGAGCACAGATGGTAGTAGTAGGAAGATACGAAGCAGGCAATACAATTCTTAGACACGGACAAGTCATTGAACCTATTTCTCAAACAAGCAATTCCATCACAGTACTTGGAGATTTAAAGACTCAAGTAGGTGGCAAGACACCACGCTTCTTTATAGGTGAAAGGTATGAGATGACCTATGAGTTCAGCACTCCTTACATAAAAGAAGAGCCTCCTGGTGGTGGTGTTGCAATAGCAGCAGGGCCAAAACTACAGATGAGAACATGGACTGTCTTATTTGATGAGTCGTCAGCTTTTGAGTTAAAGGTTACTCCTGCTAGTAGAAACACAAACACTTATCCATATAACGGAATTGTCGTTGGGCAGTCACCTCCACTCATAGGAGATCCTTCAGTTCTTACAGGATCTTTCCGTGTTCCTGTGATGGCAAGCAATATAGATACTAAGATAGTAATAAGTTCTACGAGTCCACTACCTTGTCGATTCCAATCAGCAGAATGGGAAGGGTTCTACCATACGAGAGCGAAAAGGATGTAGCTTATCAAAGACTTACTTGCTTAGAAGATCTTAGAACTATTGGCGACAACATGAGAGATGAGGATATAGCTGAAGTTAGAGCACAGTCAGGGCTAACACCTGTGGCTAGTTTGTTCTACTGCTTCTTTAAGAGTAACCCCTGTATGACTATGGTTAGCAGACATGGGCATCCTATGGGTATGTGGGGTGTGATACCTGAATCAGATACGTCTGGTCGTATATGGATGTTAGGTTGTCAGTCAATGTTAGATGATGTACGTGACAAGCGTACGTTCTTAAGACGATCTAAGGTGGAGCTAGACAAGATTATTCAGGAGTATCCTGTATTATTTAATGTAGTAGATGCTAGAAACAAAGTTCATGTCAGATGGCTTCAGTGGATGGGATTTACATTCATCAAAAAGCACTCAGAATATGGGCCAGAAGGTCGTTTGTTCTATGAGTTCGTGAGGATTTAATTATGTGTGATCCCGTTAGTATTACATTAGGTATCTTATCTGGTGGCCTCCAGATAATGCAGCAGCAAGCAGCGACTAGAGCACAGAACGCACAGATAGAATTCGAGAACATGCAGGCAGAACAGCAGTATGAATATGCTGTACTGCAAACTGATGCAAATAGAACAGGAGAGCAACAGCAACGGCAGATGCAAGAAGACTTGATGGCACAGAATGAATACCTTGCAAACGAAGCATACGAAAGTGATATTGCACAACTGAACCTACAGTTAATGCAAGAACAAGAAGCAGCAGGACAAGCTAAGAGAGGAGCAGCATTAGAAGCGTTAGAAGCTAGAGGCGAAATACTTGCAGCAGGTCGTTTTGGTAACTCAATTCAAAACTTAATTGCAGATGCAAGACGAGAACAGGCAGTCTTTGACTATGCGACATCACAAAACTTAGCCTTCACAGGCAAGCAGATACAAGAACAAAAAAGAGGATCAGGAATAGAAAGAGCTAGTCGTATCGCAAGTCAACAACCATACTTAGAAAGAACGTACTTAGATCCACTAAAACCAATGAAGAGAGGAAAAGTTCGTGGCCCTGGTTTTGCGGGAATATTAAGTGCTGGATTAGGAGGTGCTACTACTGGCTTAAATACTGCAAGTGCAATCGATAGTGCTGGCTTTACTTACACTAGGGCTGGTGGATACAAAAGAGGATAACTATGAAGCCGTCATTAACTAAAAAAACATCAAGACGCTTAATGGGTGGGCCAAGTATGGGTGCTGCCTCTACTCCATTCCAAGAACTGTCGATAAACGAACCAGCATTAAGACCTCAATCTGCACCTGTCTCTAGCTTTATTCAAGCACGAAGTCCTAACGCACCAGGGCCAGTTGTACTTAGCGATCCTCAACTAACACCAGAGCCAGCATCTATAAGTAATCTTGAGAAGCTTGCAAATGAACTTGGCTCTTTAAATACAAACTTGCAGCAATTTGCTACTGCTGGTATTCAACGTGCAAAAGATGTTGATGAAGATAGAAGAGTAACAGCCAAAACTATCGGTAAGTTATCTAACCAAGAATACCCAGGTCAAACATATTTAGATTGGAAAGATAAAGTAGAGGCTGATTTAAAGAAAGCAGATCCAGTTTCAGATAAGGCAAAAAAACTTCAAGCTTTGTTTGACAGGCTTCAAGCTCTTAACCCTGTAACAGAAAAATATGCAGAGCAATACAGATTAGCTGCTCAATTAGAAACTAATATTTTAAACTTTGAGAATAACTTCCATAAAGCAAGACAGATAACAGGAGCCGATGGTGAATTAGTCAATAGAGAAACATTATCTCCTGAGTCAGTAGAGTTTAAGAATCATTTGTTTGGCATGGTTGATTTGCCGACAGATAAAATAATACAAAAAGAATACGAAGAGAAAGTTAGGGCTGTTTATAAGTGGGGCTTTCAACAGCAGTCAAAAGATCACGGAGAGTATAAGAAACAAAAATATATCAGCAGCATAAATGACAAGATCAATGTATCTTTGCAAAACAAAAAGACTACTTCAGTACAGCTTGCGGCAGAAATAAGTAACGCTGATGCAGGTGTTAGAAAGAACCTTGGAGTAGAAGCACATCAAGGATACAAAGAATCTATTCCAGATAACTTGACTAATAGTGTTATTGCCTTGTCTACTGTTACAGAGACAGATGGAGCAGGTAATGTTATTGGTCAAAAGTTAGACAGTCAGTTATTTAAGTATTACTCAAACAAAGCAATGGAAGCTTTTCCGTTGATAGTTATAGGGCCAAACGGAGAGAAGTTGGTAGATAGTTTAGAGCCAGACGCAGCATTATCTTTAGCACAGCAGATGATGTCTACATTTTCTGAAATCAACAAGAACCATGAGAATATATCTAAAGACTTAGGAGAAGAGATAGCAGAGAAATATGTTGTTGAGTTTAAATTAGGTGACGCTGATACTTATTCTTCTACAGCAAAAACAACCGAAGCAATTAACAAAGCATCTGCTGCTGTTAGTGCTGATGGTCAACTAACAGGAGATTTGATTGCAACACAAAAAGCAAAGTCTTATATAAATAGCATTGTCGAAGTTAATCGCAAATTGTTCTCAAAGCCAGTACAAGATCTGTTTATCGAGAAAGGTAATAGAATCGTTAACAATCCTGATTTGGATGCAACAACAAAAAGAATAGGAATAGATAACTTAAGAGCACAAGGACTAACTGCTAAAAACGCTGGCCCTCTTATCACAAGAATAGATAAACAAGATGAGGTTAGAGATGATGGCTACGGTAAAATCATTAGAGAAAGAATCAACAAGGCTAAAGGTGGATTAAAAGATCAATTTAGAAAAGCTATTGCAGCAAGAGATAATATCTTAGAGACGCAATTCACTAGCAAACAAGAAGAAGAATATGAGCAATTCTTTACCGACTTAAATACAGCAAGAATGAGAAATAAAGAAGCAATATTTAGCCAACCTAACCCTGGCAATATGTCGGATGAATTATGGTTGCAAGAGAAGATGGGTCAATATAAAAAATCAGATACTGATCTTGTTAATGCAGCAGCAGATAATATACAAAAAATACGAGATGAACTTCCAATTATTAAGGCAAGTCAAATCGAGAACTTAGAAGAAGCAATGAAAGAAACATCTACTCAAGGACAAAAAAATAGCTGGACAACTTCTATAGGAAGAACAAAGATAATATCTACTGAAACATTCAAGAATGAATTAAATACTTTGCTATATCAGAATCAGTTAAGTCCTTCTATGATTGAATTTTTAAATAGAATAGGTTGGAGAAGAAAAGAAGGAAATAGACCTGGAGATTTCTTTATAAAGCAGTATTCTTTTCACTTTTCTACACCTATGCCAGACAAAGTTAAGAAGCAATTAGTAGAAGTTGTTAACGAAATAGCAGGTAGAAGAGGACTAAAAGCATTTGACATGAATCCAGCAGGCAACCCTGTTTCAGATTTATAAGTAATCTGACAAGGGTAGCTCCTGTTATTCTTTAATAAAATGCCTGAAGAAACTAAAGAGAAGAAAGAAGGTCTTGTTGTCGAAGAAGTTAAAGACGACATGCCAGAAGCTTCTTTTGAAGGAGACTTTTACAAACCTAGTGAGTTCTCAGTAGAAGGTATTGATCGTGGTATTGTCGGTGATATTGTTGGTCAGATCCCTGTAGCAGCAACTGCTCAGACGTACGGAGGTGGTATAGGTGTAGGTTTAAGTAATTTAATTCAAGGGAAAGGGTTAGAAGAATCAAGCAAACAGGCTATTGAATACATACAAGAAGATGCTGCTGGCCCAGGGCTAGGAAATAAGCTAACAAGAATGATTTCTGCTGGAACAGCAAGAAACATTCAAAGTGGAGCAAATATAGAAAAACGACTTTCAGGAGCAAAACTAGGAGATGGAGATGCTCGTATCTTTTTTGGAGAACCAGTGCCAGATTTTCCTTTAGAAGGTGTAGTAGAAGAGTTTGGTGCTACTGGTGTTCAGTTTGCAGAATTTCTATGGCTGCTTAAAAACGCTGGTGGAGCAATTAAGCAATACACTGGATTTAAAGGCAAACAGTGGGTTGGCAACAAGATTGCAGAGAACTTGCCGACAAGAACCAGAACACTGCTTGATAATTTCCAGAAGAAAGTCCAAACAGCAGAAGGTGCTTTTGGTAAAACAAAAATAAAAGGTGTTCCTACTAACCCAAAAGTTCCTAAAGGGGTCAAAGTTCCTGGCACAGAGAAAGTAATCAAACTACCCAAAGAACTGGGAGGTAAAAGAGTTCAAGACTTACTCTTTAAGTCTGGAAAAATAACAATGGAGCTTGCTCCAGAAGGCTACTTATTTGACCAGCTTGACGTTAGAAGCACTATGGTCACAGGAGAATATGACGAGAACGGAGTTTGGCAGCCTTACTCTGGATGGCCTGCATGGACTGATATTTATAAGAACAGTCCTGACACAACTTTTGCAGAAGCAGGTAGCAAGCAAGGTCTTGCAGGTTTTGTCTTAGGAGGAATGTTTGGTCATGGATTTGAAGGTGTAAGAGCCTTTAGAGCATATAAAAAATTTGGCCCAGTCTTTAACAGAAAGTACAAAGCTCAAACTAACTTAAGAGCTAAGAAGAGATTTGCGAACGGAGAAGCGGAAATTACGCCAAAAGTTATAGACGAAGCTTTTAACAAAGGAAACGAAAAAGAATTAAAGAGAATCAGGCTTGCAAAGATAATGCCTGAAACTGTCTTTAAGCAGCCTGAACTTATCGAGACACCAGAATTAAAGTTAAGACTAGAAGAAGTTTACGAGGCAGAAAAAACAGTTAGAAACGATCCTGCAAAAGCTGACTCAATTATTAATGCAGAACCTAGTGATGCAGAGTTTGGTCAGAAGATGGGAGATCTTATAGAGGCTGGAGACAATCTTAGGCAAGCAGAAGAACTAAAAGAAATATCTACTCCTGAAACTGCTGGCAAATACAGGATGGAGCAGATCGACAGCATAGATGTTCAGCCTCAAGTCATGCAGTTCAAGGCAGCAGGAGTCTTGAACAAGTCAGGAGTGTCAGGTGAACTAATAAGAAAAGCTCCAGAGTTTGACCAAAAACTTGCTGGCCCTATACAGGTTTGGAGAAACCCAGAAACAAACAGGCTTACTGTCGTTAATGGTCATAACCGTCTTTGGCTTGCAAAGAAAAGTGGAAGGCTAGACATTGCAGTAGAAGAAATATCTGCAAGAGATGCAGCAGACGCAAGGACGCAAGGAGCAATGAGAAATATTGCAGAAGGTCATGGAGAGTCAGTTGACATAGCAAAGCTAATGAGAGATGCAAACATTACTCCAGAAGATTTAGCTACTAAATATAATCTTGATGTCGGCACAGCCAAGACAGCAACAGGGATTGAGCTATCTCGCTTACCTTCAGAATTATTTACCAAAGTTATTGATGGTGAAATAGTTCCTGACAGAGGTGCAGCACTTGGCTCTATCGAAGGATTAGATGATTCGATCATTAGAGAAGTAGCAAAAGAAGGAAAGGGTTGGTCAGCACCAAAACTAAGAGAAGCAATGAAGATTGCTGCTAATGCAATCGTTACTACTGGGGAAGAAGGATTCTTGAAAGACCTTGGGATGAGTGTCAAGAATAGTGATTTTAAGAAAAGAGCAGCCGTTAATCAGTACGCAAAAAATGTACTTAAGAATGAAATTCGTGCCTTAAGAGCAGTTGCAAAAGGAGGCAAAAGCCAAGAGATCATTGAAGCTGCTGGCAACATTGTTAATGTCGAAGGAAGTAGAGGAGCGTTAGACGAAGCAGCAATACTAAGTCAAAGGTTTAATGAAGTTGCTTTAAATGCAGGCCCAGTAAAAACAATTTTAGATGAAGTCGTAGAAAGTATGCAGGGTGCTGGTGATGCTGCTGCAAGACGAGCAGTAGACAAACGATTAACTGAATTAAAAGAAGCTATTAACCAAGAAGTTTACAAACCTCAGATAGAAGATCCTTGGAAACCTGTAGATGTAGAAGCTCCTCGGAAGACAGAAAGAGGAGAAAGAGCCTCGGCAGAGATTCGCAAGCAAGCGGAAGAGATAGAAGCAAAGGTCGAAGTAGAAAATCCTATTACTACACGCCCTTACGAAAATCTTGACGCAAAAGAACTCAACGATTTATCAAACTCGAAGAAGAAAGATCTACTAAGCGAGAAGCAAGTTGCAAATAGAACAGCAAAGATAGAAACACTTGAAGCGATTGATCCAGCACAAAGAACGACAAAGCAAAAAAGAGATTTAGCTAGAGCAAAAAGAGAACTTGCAAAAGATCTTGATGCTAAAGCTGTTATTGAGGAGATGGATTCAAGGACTATTGACCAAGAGCCACCAGTCGCTGAACCACTTAAAACAGCAATAGAAAAAGTACCTCAAAGGACTCCTATCTCAAAGTTCTTGCGTATGGCTCCAGAGCAAGATCAAGCAGAGATTGCATTGAATAGACTTGTCGAAGCAATGAACAAGTTTTCCGATGGAGCAAAAGGTAACGCAGGAGCTATAGATACAGTTGGCGACTTGATAAACCTTCTCAACATTGCAAGAGTTGCAACAGAAGAAGCAGTTCAAAAAGCTTTAAGAGATTACGAAAGAGTTGTTATCTACTTGCAACAGCCAATGACCAAGTTGTTCCCTTGGACTAAGGCACTTCTTGACGAGAACAGAACAGCAAGAGCAGCAGCATTAGTTGATGAAGCTGGCTTTCAAGATCTAAGGATTCAAGCTTTAGGGCCAGAGCCTGCACACCCTGACTCCTTGATAGGAGGAAGAGGGAAGCTAGACACAGAAGCAAAAAGAAGATGGGATGCTCAAAAGATTAAACACGAAGAATATTGGAATAACAGAACAGCAATAGAAGAAGAGCTTGGTTTAATTGAACCCAACGAGACAAGAATAGAAAAAGCAGCAGACGAAAACCCTAATGGTTCTTTGTCTAGCGACATTCCTGAGTTCTTAAGGAAAAGAAATCTTGATAACGGTAGGACAAACAAGTTCACTGGAGAGCTAGAAGAAAGACAAGACCTTGCTGACTATATAAAACTTAAAAAGATTCTTAATCGTGTCGCAGGTAAAGATGTAAAGCTAAAGATTGAACCTGAGTTAAGAGGTACATATTCAGAAGGGCAAGCTGCTTCTTACGGCATGGAAGCTGGTACTCAATTTGAAGGACTTGGCATGTATGGGCCAAGAGAACTTACTGATGAAATAGACGACATTGTTTTTATTGCTGCTCATTTAAGAGACAAGAAATTAAATTTTAGGACAAAAGAATTTACTGTATTACACGAATCGTTTCATCGTCTTCAGTGGAGATATTTAACACCAGGGGAACTTAATACTCTTGTCGAGTTTGACGATGAGATCAGGGCATTGGCTGCTGATGTTGTTCAATCAATGGGCTTAAGTTCAGAGTTTGCAAGATCGTTATTGGATGGAACTATCTCTAGCAACGAAGCACAAGCTATTGCGTTCTCAGGATGGGGCGAGTTTGGTCATCTTTACACGAAGACAGAGTGGAGCAAACCATTTAAAAAGTTAGCTGAAATTATTAAAAATGCTCAAAGATGGTTGTTCGAGAATAAGAGTTATACAACTTTTGATGAAATTTTTGAACAAGCTTACAAAGGAGACATTGCACAAAGAAAACCTTTAGGTGGTTACGATTCAAACTTGGCTCAGAAGATGGTCAAGGAGCAGAGAAGAGATCCAGATATTATGCCAAATGGCCCTTTAATGGTTGCAGACAACAATAGCAAGGTTCCTTTTGAAGGAGATGAAGATTTTGCTAGAGAGTTTGCTGACATTCTTGAGCAAAACAAAGGCAGAATTGCTAGGGGCGAAACAACTCCTGAAGAGTTATGGAGCGAAAACATGTTCCAAAAAACACAAAGCCAACCAAACATTGTCAAGGCTGGCGACAAAGCAAATAAATACATTTACAACCACCAAAGCGAAAACCTTCTTGAAGGTCTTGACGCAATGGGCAGGGCAAACATGGGTGCAACAAGGTCAAGCATGACAGGAGCACCTACCTTCGATGGTATTCAAGTTCAAAAAGATAGTCATAAATGGTTTGAAGAAAGAGGAGCTAATGGGGCTGAAATACTAGGTGGGCTTGAATCTTTAACAGAAGGTTTTACTAACCACGAAGTAGGTGCGTTATACAGAGCAATGGACTTTGCCGACAAACTACAACTAAGAGCACAAATAGAAGCTGAGATATGGAAATCAGCAGCAACTAATCCAAAGGTTGACCAACGTGTTCAACTTGCTCGATTAGTTAGATCCGCAGATTCGGCAAGACGGATGCACTTAGCAATTATGAATATCACAAGAAGATGGGGTCAACTTGGTCAAGAGATGCAGCTACCTAGAGATATAGATACTTACCAAATACCAGACGATTACAAGCTTCCTACAAGAGGAGAAAGTGTTGTAAGGCAAGCGTTAGAAAAAGAACTTGTACCAACAGAAGGCATGGCTGACTTGGCGACAAAATTTAAGGGATTAAAAGAAGCATTGGAAATAGGTCAAGTTGACCTTGACACAAAAGTTGCTGCTGATGAGATAGCTGATTCTGTGCTTATTGCCTCTACTTCTCCTAGATCTGCTACTGGAATATGGAGCAAATTTGACGGAGAAATATCTAAGGCAGAAAATCCTATCAAAGGTATGCAGCTAGCCAGAAGTGCAAACTTAATAAATGGAGGGCTAACTACCTCTAAAGCAATAGTTAACGGAGTATTTAATATGGGTTTACTTGCTATAGAACAAGGAGTAGGAGGTGCTATTTCGAGAGACTACGGCAGAAGCCTTTATGCGGCTCAGATGTTTGGGAGCTATTTAAACAACTTACAAGCAGCTTTCAGAAACGCAGCTATTGCCTTTAAGACAGGAAGACCTCTTGGAAACTTAGATAGATCATCTTTAGATGTCCTTGGAAAAGTTGCAGACGAAGATGCTCAAGGAGAATTGTTTGCAAATAAAACAGACAGAACAGGCTGGACTATTAACACGATGGATATGGAGAAGCAATGGGCTGAAACAGAAGTAGGTAAAATTCAAAACGCATTATGGCAAGTTCTAGGAAGTTCAGGTGCAAGACTTGCTATAACTATTGACTCCTTTAACAGCACTGTTGCTGGCTGGAGTTACGAGTTCTTCAGGCACATGCCTAGAGGCATGGAGCTAGCAGTAGAAGCTGGACATAAAAAATTCAGCAAAGAAGCGTTTGATGAAGCATTTAAGTATGCAGAAAAAAGAGTTGATGGTGCGGTTAGGGGTGCAGTTATAGACGGTAAAAACATGACAGAAGTTGCACTAGATAGCCCTTACGCAAAGTATTTTCAAGATGCAGTTAACTTTACTGAAGACATTTTGCCTGCAATGGAGGCAAGAACAATGGGAGATGGCCTCGAAAGAGGTAGAGCAAAAGGGCTGGAAGGAGAGGAGCTAACTCAATACGCAACAGACTGGGTTAAGAAGGGAGATTTTGTTCAAAGAATTGCAAATGGAATGACTAATGATTGGGCTATCAACCCTGGGAGATGGGGTTCTATCCCTGGAGTTCTTTTAACAGAGTCAGCAGATTTCCCTGTCGTTGGGCCAGCAATTAGGTTTGTTCAACCATTTATGAGAGTTGCGACAAACATATTCAAATCTTCTTTAAGAAGAGGTTTTGTCCCTGGCACTCCAATTCCTACTTCAATTTTTGTCGATTCTTGGTGGAGAGATGTTGCAAGTGCCGACCCAGGAACAAGACAAAGGGCAATGGGAGAAGTTGCACTTGCGGCTGGTGCTGCTCAGTTGTTAGCACTAGGAACCAATATGGGGTTTGTTCGTATCAACGGTTCAGGCCCAGAGGACTACAACGCTAGACAGAAATGGCTTGCAGACAGACAAATGACACACAGCTTGCAGGTATGGGATGACGATATTAATTACTGGAGTGCTCCTGTTTCTTTGGCAGCATTTGAACCTTACGCAACTGTCTTTGGGTACATAGGTGATTACAACGACACCCAAGCAAGGATGACAGATGACGAAAAGAATAAATCAGCAGCAGCTTTAACCTTTGAATTAATGCAATTACAGCTATCAGGAACAATCAAGAAGACATACTTCTCAGGAATAAATGATTTCTACGAAGCAGCTTTAGATAAGAACAAGGTTTTATATGGCAGCACAAACAGAATCAGCAGATTTACTGGATGGCTTCAAAGAACTCTTGCTTCAACTGTTCCTCTTAACGCACCTGTTAAACACATGAGGATGCAACTTGATCCTACAAGAAGAAGAATTGAACCTGATTTAGCTGGTGGAGTAGGTGGCTATTTCAACGAACAGTTTGCGGCTGTCAAGCAAAACATTCCTGGGTATTCAAAAGAAAATCCAGCAACCCTTGACTGGAGTGCCCCAGGTGCACCACCAGTAGAAGCACCAAATCTTTTCTTTACTAAAGATATGGCTGAAAACTACCCTTGGGCTTCAGCTTTTATGCAATACGTTCCAATTATTGGTGCTTTTCCTAAAGGGAAACAAATTACAGATCCTGTCAAACAAGAAATGTATTCCTTGCATGGCAAGGGAACATCGTTCTTAGGGCCAACTGCAAGTGATTTTGGTAGACCAGACCTTTATTTAACTCCAACAGAATTAAATAAATACAAAGAAATATTTGCCAATTACAAAGACGTTAATGGATTAACTTGGCATCAAAGAACTACACAGTTAATCAACGGAAGCTTCTACAGAAGCCTGCCAGACGAAACACCTAGCTCAAAGTTTGCAAGCAAAAAAGCTGCTGCAATTCAAATGCTAATCACAGAATACAAAGGATACGCTAAAAAAGTCTTTGAGGAGACAGTACCTAAAGGAATACAAATAAAAGAAGCTAGAGAAGAGTTAGAACGGAGAAACCTAGAAACAGAGGTTATGATGCAAAATAGAGGTAATGCGTCACAATTTAACCAGAAGGTTAACTACTAAGCCATGAGTTACACAGCATCGTACATAGTAAATTCTTCGTCAGCACAAAACACTACTGACTTTACGTTTACCTTTCCGTACATTAAAGAAGACCATATAGAGGTCTACCTTAATTACAGCAAGATCACTCAAGGAACAGGATCAGCCCAGTACCAAGTAATAACTAACGTATCTCCTAAACTTATACGACTTAATACAGGTATAGCGTCAGCAAACTTAAGAGTAGAAGTAAGAAGAAACTCATCACTTGGTTCACCTCTTGTCGATTATGCAGATGGTTCAACCCTTACTGCTAACGACTTAGATACAAGTGCATTACAGAGTTTATATATAGACCAAGAGTTAAAAGATAACCAAGGTAAAACAGTCAGCGTTGATGAAGATACTGGTCTTCCTTCTTTAGGTGAATCTGGTACAAATCTTCGATTAACTAATGTCGCTGACCCGACAGCAGCACAAGACGCAGCAACTAAGAACTATATAGATACCTTTACAGGGAATATTGATGGAAGAGATTTATCTGTTGATGGTGCAAAGTTAGATGGTATAGAAGCTAATGCAACAGCAGATCAAACTAACGCAGAGATTAGAGCAGCAGTAGAAGCAGCCAGTGATAGCAATGTATTTACTGATGCAGATCACACAAAATTAAATGCAGCAGCAACATTAACAGGATCAGAAACTTTAACAAACAAAACTCTTACTTCTCCTGTCATCAATGACATGAGTGGTACAGCAGTTGTTACTTCTGGTACATCAACAAGTGACACTAAGACTTACTCAGCAAAGAGAGCAGGTGAGATATTTTATGGAAAAGATACTTTAAGTGAGATTCAATCAGGAGAAAGTTGGAGTGCTGCTGACGATA